GTTCCAAATGCGTTCAAACCAAATGCTGCTGACGGTAGATGGGAGATTGAGAAATATAGAGCTCAAGTAATTAAGATTGCTAACGAAGCTAGACAGATCGGTATTGATACTAAACGTGGTCAAGCAAACGTTCTTCTATGTTCTCCAAAAGTTGTTACAATGCTTGAGAACGTTGGTTCATTTAAAACTGCATCTATTGATAATAGTGCTGCTCAGCCTCTATCAGGTGGTGTTGCAGGTACATTTGACAATAAATTTAAAGTTATTGTTGATCAGTATGCAACAAGTGATTATATCACACTACTTTACAAAGGTACTGATAGACGTGATGCTTGTGGTTTCTTTAGCCCATATGTACCACTAACATTCCAAAGATTAGTTGATCCAGAATCAGGTAACCCATCTATTCTATTAAGAAGCAGATATTCAATTGATTCTACTCCGCTAGACCCTGAAAAATATGTTAGAAGTTTTGGTGTTGATTTTAGTTCAACTGCATTAGCATTCTAATAAACTTAAAATAAGGATCTCTTTTGAGATCCTTTCTCTCTTTATATTAAATTAAAAATTTTTATTATTGTTAGTTATATAATAGAATAAAATAAAATAAATTTTTTTCACATATTAAGATAAAATAAGATAAATTTTATTTCACATTATTAAAAATAAAATAAAATAAGATAAATTTTATTTTAATTTGTGATTACTTAGAATCCACAATTTTCTACAGTGAGTTCTACTATTTTAGAATTAGCATCATATAATACTCTAAAATCATTTATAAGTGTGTTTAAATTATAATGTTTTAAGTATCTTTCAAGTTTATCAAATTCAAAATCAGTCTTAGATTGATTAAATCTAACTAAAATATTAGCTTCTATTTTTGCAGGTATACCAGATTCAAGTACTAAGATTTTATTTCTTTCATAATTTAATCTATATATAGGATTTGAATCTAAAAAAGCATCTAAAGAACCGTGTCTTTTTATTTCTTTGTGCAAAGTTGCAGAACCAAATCTTGGGTTATTAAATACATCTAAATGCCCTTTATTATTAAGAACATCATAATCTGACATAAAACTCTTATCACTTAATTTATTAAATTCATACTCAGTCATCTTAATATTTTTAGAATCTAAGTATTGTTTAAAGTTTTCACTAAATACTGAGTTATCAGTTATTTTAGGCACGTTATCAGAAGCATCACCTAATGCAACGTGTTCCATTTCCCAATCTGGTCCTTTATCATCGTGAGTAACAAATTTATTAGTTAAACCAGACCATTGTACTACTTCACCATACCTGTGTAATTGTATCATATCTTTATCAGGCGAATGTATTAAAACTGGTTCAAATGGTGCAAATTTTCTGGTAAGTACTGCAATTAAATCATCTGCTTCAGCACCTTGTACTGAAAATGATCTCCAAGGCGTGTAATCATCTATCACTTTACTAAGCACATTAAGGTGTTTAAAAACGGATTCATAGTCAATCTCGGATTCTTCTCTAACTACTTTTCTTTGGGCTTTATAGTCGGGATAAAGCTCTTTACGCCAGTATTTTCTTGAGTGATCATCAAAACAAATAACTATGTCTTTATATTTTTTAGAATACTGTGTTTGTGTATCTAAAATTTCGCTTAATATTCGGTGTATAGCCAAACCTATAAACTCATCTGTTACATATTTTTTATCTTTTTTATGTGGGTTTACAGATTTAACAGCACTAAAAACAGCTCTATGCATTAAAGAGCTAAAATCATAAAGTATCATTTAATAATTCCTATATTGAATTTTATAATAAAAAACTTTATAATTAAAATTCTTTATTATAATATAATAAGAGATCTCTTAAAAAAGAGATCTCAATTTTAATGATACAATATGATATTATTTTGTAATACCATTAATCAAAGCATCTAATTCGTCTTCTACTGAAGTTGAATTATCAGGCTCAAACGGTGCATCATTTTTTGGAGTAGTTGGTGTTTCTACAGCTGGAGCAGGTGCAGCAGATGTAGTTGTCTCAATTTTTACTTCTGGTTTGCTTGAGTTACCTGAGTCTTTCCAACATACCCAATCAAGTTTTTTCTTAAGATCATCATATGAAAGATAATTGCTTTCATCTAAGAACCAACTTAATTTATAGGCGTTTTTAGAAATGTCATCAATTGCTTCTTGTGCATCTTTATAGATTGCTGAAGGTGCATCATCGATGGTTGAACTATCATAAGTAATCATATCATTTGCACCCATTTTAGCAATAAGCTTAAAGTTATAACCATTAATAGGGTTAAACAATGCTTTTGGCTTAGTACCTAGAGCTAAATCTGCTTCTGATGGTTGGATATAACCTTGAATTTTCTGAGCCATTGTATAACTCATATCAAACAAGAAAATCTTACCTTCATTTTCTGGGCAAGCTGGATCTTTAATTACTTTGATGTTAGTAATGTAACGTGTTGTTCTATTAAATGCTTTAGATGCTTCTTTATCGCCAGCATTATATAGTCTGCTCCACTCTTCTTGGAATGGATCTGGTAGGCCGATTGTTGTAGGAGAATATTCATTTACGAATCTCTTTTTACCGTTCTTTGTAAATGTAGTATTAATTTTAAATACTTTTTGAATGGTTCCCATTGAACCATTTTCTCTCTTCTCTCCGTCTGGTAAGAATCTGATTACTGCAGCGCCTTTGCCATCTTTATCTTTTGTAAGAGTATAGAACCTATCGTCTGCCTCAAATCTATTACTTTTTTCTGCAAACGGGTCTGCACCAGCATTCATCGAATCCCAACTAAAAATATCTTCTGTCATGTTTTATCCTTTATCGAAAATTTTGTCAAATATACCGAAATTCATCTATATATCGAAATTGTTAAACTATTACTTAATAAGCTGTTAAGCTAATTGAGCAATAATAACCTTAAATACATCTGTCTCGAAAACTATCCTATAGGCATCTCTTTGTTCATTATATTTAACCTTTACCTTATAATCCATAACAGGCAACTTATTAAAGTTTGCTGTTGCGATATTAAGATCAAAGTTCTTTTGTGAACAATCTCTGAAAGTTTTAGTATAACTATTACCTGAACTCTCAAATCTATTTATTTTAGTTAGAGATACTGTTATATTAGAATCCTCTGATTTGAAATTTAAACCTTCTAAATCACCAAATATAGAACTTGCTTTATTAAAGTTCTTTATAGTGTTTAAATCTAAATCAAATTCTGCTACAGTAGGAAAGCTATCCAACCTAGTAATAACATCTGCTGATTTATCGTTATGTTTAAGCAAAAATATATCGCTTGTTAGATAAACTGCAGTATTGTTATCTGAGCTTATTATAAGTTCATTTTCCTGTCTTTTCACTGAATATTCACCAAAAAGACTTATCAAGCTTATAAATTTTGATAACTCGTATATGCCTATCTCTTCGAAATGATCTGAGTCTAATAAAGAAACATCTATATTAGCAATCATATCACCAGCATCTGAAGACACAGTAGTAACAGGATATCTTAATATAACTTTATCAGTTATAGAATTTAACTTATTGAGTGTATTAATAAACGACTTATTAAGCATTTAATTTCTCTAATAGGTTATTAAAAATAAGAGATTCTTTTGATGCTGTTTGTTTAGATTTATAATAATCGATTTGATCTTTATCATAATCAACTACTACAATTTTACATTTATTAATAAGATCTTTTAATTCTTCGCTATTGTATTGTTTAGTTTCTGGGAACGGATTCCAATCAACACCTAAAATCTTACAGACATTCTTATCATAAAGTGGTCTAACAACACAATCAAATGTATAATCAAATGCCGTTTCTGTATGGTTATAATCTGAGTTAAAAGTTATTATTAGAGTATCAACACCATCTAGGTAGTTGAATTGAAATTCTCTTAATTTAGGTACCAAAAAATACTTGCGTTCAATAACTTTATTTTTCATTATTATCCTTTCTTAATTTGCATAATACCAAATAAGTATTCACCTAATGAATTGTAATATTCGTGATCATTAAATGGTATTCTTATAAATTGATCATCAGTTGATTTAAACAACGTCGAACCACCTCCACAAACAAACACATAATCAGCCTTATCTAAAAATCCAGGATATTTAGCTTCAATATCTTTTAATAGATCTTTAAGATATTCTTTTTTGATATTCTCAACAAATTCTTTAAAATCATGTTTTTTACCACGAAGTTTATAGAATCCTGTATCGATTACTTCACGAGCTTCTTGTAGTGTTATTTGTCTCTTGAATTGCTTATTTACTTCTTGTGCTATCTGTTTAGATATCTTCATAATACCGGCATTTTCATCAGCATTAAAAAGATTTGGGTCGGTCTTACCATTATTAACTAAAAGATAATCTATAGTATTAAATCCTATATCACAAATAATATAGTTTTTATTACCATTAAATTCTTTTTGTTCTTCTGGGAATCTAGCACCATACCTATCAACTGTTAATTTTGCACCTGCACCTTGCGGTAGTACATATACAGTATTATGTGTGTATTCTTTATCATCTATAGTATATTTTTCAAGCTGTGCTTGGAAGTATCCTGAATTACCTATTTGTGCAATAGATAAACCAGTAACTACTATATCAGGCTCTACACCACATTTTTCAATAGCATGTTGTAGAAGTAAAGGAGCATAATATTCAAGGTTCTTATATTCAGTTATATCTATCATATTAGCTGATGGTAAATGTTGTGCATCATCACCAACCATATAATAGTTATCGTCGTATTTTTTGATTTTAGAATTCTCAACAGCGTCGATCTTTTTAGTAATTCCTATAAGAGAACTAAATTTAAACTTTTTTGAGATCTCTCCATATTCATTACCTAAAGTAACTTTGCAAGAACTAAAACCAATATCCACACCTATTATGTTCATTTAAATCCTTTATATAGATTATTAAAGAGCTCTTTAAAAGAGCTCTCACCTTACTTTGCTAGATCTTCTTTGATCTGTTTAGCAGCTTTAAATCTTAGTACTTTATGGGCTGGTTTAGACCAAGGTTTACCATTTGTTGTACCAGTCCTTGCAGCAGCTTCTTTTACTTTAAGTTTACCAAGTAGTGGTAGTGTAAACTCACCTGTAGCTAGAACTTCGTTTTTAACTGTAGTAAATACTAGATCAACGATTGTTTCTGCGTCTTTCTTAGTAATATCTAGCTTTTCAGCAACTTCTGCAACAAATTGTGCTTTTGTCATGTTTCTTCCTTTATAATGAAATTAATTTTTAGTTTAAATTATCAAATTTTTAAACTCTTAAACTCTTAAATTTAAATACTCAAGTTTTGCATAGTAGACGATACTTTTGTTTCTCGTTTCCTATCAGGTATAACTGGTTTCTCTACAATTTCCTGAGAAACTTGAGTTTGTTCTTTTGATTCACTTAAATCAATATATTCAACATTATCTTGTGTTTGATATTCTTGTTTTAAATGAACTTTATTTGATTCTGCTGATCCAAATGTCTTAGTTTTTATACCTTTTGGGTTTTGACTGTTTTGAGAATCTGCTTCTTGATCATTAGAATCGAACTCAATAACTATTTTTCTAATCTTCTCTATCGAATCGATATTTATAATCATTTTTATCTTTCTTTTGGTTAGATTTTGTATTTTTGTAGTGTTTGAACTGTTTGGCTCTCTCTGCAGCTTTGTCTGAGTTCTCACTCACCTTAAAGTTATTGATTTTCATACTATATCCTTTCTTTTAAAATGTTTTATTATAATATATATTTTCTTAAATAATACTTAAATGCTCGGTTATTTCTTGAAATTTTAGTCGATATTGGGGGTTTTTTATAATTTTTGTCGAATAAATGTCGAAAACGTGCTCAGTATCACAAGTTTCGTTAATTAATTCTAACATAACACGATAAGCATCTGTATTGAACCCTGAACACATTATTTTAAATGCTTCATAAAACATTAAAAGATTAGTATAATTATAATTACATTTAAAACTTTTGTGTAATTCATAAAAATCATTTATGAAATATTCTTGTTCTAATTTTTTATGGGTACCATAATCATTATCATTATAATGTCTAAGTAAGTTTAGCATGTGTTTACCTATACAATATATATTGATACCTAAATTACCGTATTCATCTCTGTCTACCAGGTAATGTTTTGTTGATTCCTCAAGATCTGTCTTATAATTAATAGTTTGATTGACTCTTTCTATTAATGTCAGTAATACATCAAATTCTTCTTTTGTAGTCATTTTGTTTCCTTTTTAATACACTCAAATGGTATTTTTGCAAGTTGTAATAAACTTAAGCCTTCTGTATGATTCGATAATACATCTCTATAATATACTTTTCTAATCTTATTAGATTTTATTATTAGAGATGCACATAATTTACAAGGTGCATAAGAGATATACAAATCGTATGTACCTTCTGGTAATTTAATTAGAACATCTTGTTCTGCATGTATAACATAATCTAAAGTATTGTTATCTAAATCTCTGTACTTCATAAAAGGTAAGGGTGGTTGGTTAAAACCACCTATAATTTTAGAACCATCAGTTGCAAAACAACCTACTTTTCTTGTATCCCATGATTTAGATTCATATTCTTTAAGTAATTCTAAAGCTTTAGTATACATTTATATCCTTAAAATAATTTAATCATTTTAGATATTTCTATTATTCTATTGATATCATCAGCTTCAGTCTTATCTGTTCTAAATTCTTTAAATCTAGGGTGTAATAAAGCATATGTATCAGAGCCGTTTGGTTTAGAAAGAACAGTACCTATAACTGTTATTATAGTACCTAAAAGTTTATCCTGGTTATTTGCTATGTATTCAAGCTCTGCATCAGTGAACCCTGAACACTGCCCTTTAAGTAAACCATCGTTTGATTCATACATTATAGCACCTATTAAAGATTCACGTTTGCCTGTTCCTTTTGTAAACCCTGTGATTTTTAAATCTACATCAAACTCTGGTTTGATTTTAATTTGATATTTAGAAGTCTTATTTTCAAATGGTGTTCTGTAATCTTTAAGTATAGCACCTTCTTCACCTTGTTCTATCCATTGTTTTGTTATATGTAGAGCTTCATCTGCGTTGTTAACAATTTGGTTTTTAACTCTTTTAATATTATCAGGTGTTTTATCAATATTCTTTGCTAATTCCATAAATCTTGTTTTATAATCAGTCTTGCTATACTCATTATTAAATTCATCTATAGTTAAGTAATCCCAAAGTATAAAATCTAAATCTTCTGGTACATTTAAAGAATTTAAAAGTCCATTAGATTCATACCTAGATGTCATATTAGAAACTAAAAGTTCGCCTATATAAACACCATCAGCTGCATTCTCAAAACAACTAAATAGTTTAGGATAAACATGTTGTTCACCAGATCTTGTAAAACACTCTATTTCACTACCTCTCTTAATAAGTGTTCTATAAGTGCCATCCATTTTTACTTGCAGCATTGCTGGATAAACTATATTTTTAATTTTATCAGTTAGAGAACAACGCATATAAGGTAGTTTAAAGATTTGATCTTTCTTATCGACTACTTTATTATATTCTTTTGGCCCAACACCTATTCGCAAATCTCTATCAATAATGCGTTTTAAAACTTCTTGGTTATCTTGGTTTAAAGTATTGAATATACCTGTTAAAAATGCATTTGCAGCATTGCCTGTATATTTTCTAGATATCAAATCATCTAATTTGGATAGTGCTTCTTGTAGTGATATAATATCTTTAGGCTCTGGTATATCAATATTTTTCATTGTAATACCAAAGTTATATTTTACTTTATCATAACAAAGTTGAAATACTTTGATAAATTCTGGGTTATCTTTGTATTTCTTAAGCACTTCTATTTTGTAGTTTCTTGAATTTGAATTATTAAACTCATCTAATATTTTTAACATTTTAACTCCTTATATAAGCAATTATTGCAACGATTGATATAGGTATAACATACATAAAAATATTTGAAACAATATATTTAAATGATGCCCTAGGTGAACTTGATTCATAAAACATTGAAACTGCCATTGCATAACCTATAAACAAACTAATTATAGCTAATATTATAAGTATAAAGCTGATCAATTTAACTCCTTTATTTAATTAAATTTACAATCACTACTATTAATATTAAAATAGTAGACATTAAAGCAAATATTTGCCAAGACTTCATTTTATCTCCTTGTGATTTATAATTCTTTAAAATTAAAATAATCTTCGATTGTTATAAAATTACATTTAGAAATATCTTCAGATATTTTTAAAAATTTCTTACATAGAAAATCAAAAAATTCTTCTAACTTCATTTTTTGCAGTGATGGTTTATATCCTTGCTTTTCTAATATTTTATACATTGTTTTTAGCATATGACCATCACCTATAGAATTTTCAATAAAACATTCAAAATATTTTTCAGGCTTTAATCTATTTTTACCGTCTAATGTCATTTTTTGTACTTTTTCTAACCAAGAATTTATGCTTTTTATATGACCTCTTAAATCATCTTTATTATAAAAATAATATATTTTCATAAGATGTTTAATAATTTCATAACTTAAATCATTTGTTTTATTAATGATTTCTTTTCTTGTATAAGCCATCTCAAATAAATCAGTTTTTATTAATAGATCCATAAGTGACATTTTAGCTCCTTGTGATTTTATGATTCTTTAAAATTAAAATAATCTTCAATTGTTGTGAATTTATTATTAGCTATATCGTTTGCTATGTTTTGAAATGCTTCTTTAGCTTCTGTATAAAACAATTCAAAATCTTTTTCTTTAGAAGGTTTATATCCATTCTTTTTAAGTCTATTGAATCTATTTTTGATGTCTTCTCCATAATCAATAGGTTCTAAAAATAATACTTTAAAATAATCATTAGGTTTTAATCTATTTTTACCATCTGTTGTCATATCTTGGATATTATCAATCCAAGCATTAATACTTCTAACATGTCCTTTGTAATCATCTTTGTTATAAAAAAATTCAATTTTTATAATATGCAGTAAAATCTGACTCATCAAATTGTGACATTCATCGAGTATTTTTTGTCTTTTATAAACCATCTCAAACAGCTTAGTTCTCATTAATAAATCCATAAGTGACATTTTAGCTCCTTATTATAAAAAGTGTTCAGTTTTGATATTATTTTGTTTCAATAATTCTGATAATTTTAATAATAAATCACATTTATAAGATTCGACTTTTTCTCCTTCTGCATCATAAGAAGATAATCTTCCTTCAGTAGCGTTAATTGAATCAACTAAAACTGCAATTATGGATTTGAGATTTTGTATCTCTTGTTTTAACTCTTGAACTTCGTTCATCTTTTCTCCTTTAATTTTTATAAGAGTATTATACGTATTTAGACTTAAAATAAAATTAATTTTTCACGATTTATTGTGTTTGTTGTGTTTGTTGAGTTTTATACATTTTATCATATTCTCTTTTCATAAGCCTATATACATTTATATTCTCTGGTTCTACAGAGTCCAAATTAGAATACTGCTCCACAGTATTAACGATACGGCGCTCTAATTTTAAATAATCGCTGCAATAATCTAAAGCTGCTTGCCTTAACTGTTTTTCTAGACGTATTTGTATAAATTTAGGATTTTGCTCTATTGCTTTAGTTTTATTAGCTTTTTTAGTTTTGGTGTATTTTTGATAAATTTCATTTAATATAATCAAAATAACAAATATAATTGACCAAACCCACAATTGGAATACCAAGCATACAAGCACACAAGCAAAAAACAGACTAAATGGGTTCTCTGCAACGTTATCTTCTACATCAAAATAACTAGATTTATATTTTATATCTTTTATATAATTTTTTAAACTAAGCATTATAACCCCTCATAATACAATATATTAAAGCCTAAGCCATACAAACAATTAAAATCTTTAAATGTAGGTTTTAAATACATAGGATCTTTTAAGATTATAGTATTTACTTCACCATCTCTAATCTTATCATATACATTATCATTTACTAATATATCATAAAAATATAAAATTAATTTATAGTTATAATACATGCTTATATCCAAGTAATCTATAAGTCTTTTAATATTTGGCTTGTACCTGAGTAATCTATCTACCAAATGAGTTGTGCTCCAATCATACTTATTATTTACGAAACAAGGGTTAGGTATGAATGGTGTAGTCTCAAATACTTTAAGTTTTTTTAAATTTGTACCATATGGTATTTTAGAAATAAAATTAAAATTAGATTTAGGTATATTATATAATCGATCTTTAACAAAATCATTATAAGTTATATCGTTGTACTCTTTAAAATTTCCTTTATTGATTTTATTTAATACTAATTCTAATTCTTTTATTTTAAGTTCTTGTGCTTGCGCATATAACGGATCTATTCTCAAATTTTTTGTGAAGCTATATTCAGCTAATATTTCTTTAAGCATTTTAAAACCCTCATTTACGTCTTACTTTAGATTCTAACAACTCTGTCTCGATGATTTCTTCTTTGTTTTGTTCTAATTTTTTAATAGAACTATTACTTACTAATTCATTGTATTTTTGATCCATATATGCTTGATTATCTTTTTGTGCTTTCATTATTTCTTGTACGGATTTTTGAATTTCTTGTGTAACACCATTCCTAAGCCTGCTCATCTCCTCCATATCTTCCTTAGACATTAAATTAGTTTTGGTATTCTCAAGTATTTCTAAAATTGCATCACCGGAATTTCTAATATTAAGTTTTTGTATTTCAATTATAGATTCTTTTAATGTTAGCATCATTGATGCAGCATCTCTAAAGCTATTAATACCTACCATTGTTTTTAGTTCTGCATATAATATATTTCTAAGAACTGGTGTCATATCATTAATTTGCTGCATGATCTTTTGACCAGCAGTTATCATAGGATTAATAAGTGTTTCTAGTGTATCATATTTACGTTTTACTTCGCTTTTGGCTTCTGTTATGAGTCTGTCTAACTTAGCTTGCAATACAGCTTCGGTTGTTTTACTTCGATATCCAGTTGCTTTAGTGATCCATTTGTCAAGTTTAATAACATCGTCTTTAAAAGATTCTTTAGACTCACTGAATACTTTAAGATGTCCTAAAAGTTCGTTATATTTTTCATCAAATGAATCCAGTGTTGTTTCTACGTAATCAGTAATAGTCTGTTGTAGTTGTATTTCTTTATTTACTGAGTCTGTGATTTTTGCAAGTGGTTTAAATTTATGAGAAAGTCTTGATAGTAGGCCTGAAGGTTTCTTAAAGCCTTGTATTTGTTCTTGCACTTTTACAAGCATTTCGTTTATATCTTCTAGGTCTACAATTCGTGAAGATTTGTATATATCTTGCAGGAATTTAGAAGTCGAGTTAATTCTAAATAGTTCGTTTGATAGTGTTTCTAAATTGACGTCTTGTATTTGTGTATTCATTTCGATCCTTTCATTTTATCTAATTCTTTGCTCATTTCTTTTTGGTGTTGCATACAATTAATATATGTGTCTAATTTTTCACGTATTTCTTTTTGTTTCTGTGCATAATTATCATATATATCTTGTATTTTGTTAAGGTGTTTTCTAGCTTGTATAAGATATATGGTTGATAATCCTAAACTCAAAACAGACATTGTTAATAATATGGTAGGTATTGTTTCCATCTCACTCCTTTCAATTTTTTGTTTTTAAACATTTAAAATAACATTCTTGTACAGATACATTTTGATCTTTGTTTTTAAGATTTAAGCATTTATCCATACATATATCTGTTCTATTTTCGTAGTACTGGAATGTACCACAAAAACTTAAAGATGCTATTAAAGCGATTATAAAGAGTTTCATCTTATAAAATCCTTAAATAATTGTATAATTTCTTGATTTGAACAAAGATCGAAATATTTTGAATATTTAGATTTTGAAAACTTTAGGGCAGTTTTGTAATCTGCTTGGATTATAGATTGTAATTGTTTTACTCTCATTTTAACCTCCCTTTCCTGTTTATCGTATTTTATCATAATGCAACTTAAAAATATATTAATTTTTATGATATTTTACTTTAAGTTTAAATTAAGTGAGTTAATAATCTAAGATCCAAATTTTTATGTTTAATCTCTTATTATAAATTAGAACCAAAAATAATTTTTTTTAACTACTAGTTAAAATCTCAAAATTGTGATCTTAGATTATTAACCCACTTAATTTAAACTTAAATAAATTAACTAGTTTATAAAATTAAGATCTAATAAAGTGAGTTAATAATCTAAGATCTAAATTTTTACATTTAATCCCTTATATTAAATTAGATTCAAAAATAAAATTTTTTTAATTAGATCTCTTATTATAAATTAAAATATAAAATAAAAATTTATTTTTAACTGCTAGTTAAAATTTTTATTATAAGAGTTCTAGTTAAAATCTCAAAAATTTGGATCTTAGATTATTAACCCACTTAATCTAATCTTAAATTTTAATTTTTAAGTTTATTTTAAGTAAGTTAACAATCTAAGATCAAAATTTCGTAATAAATATAACAAAAAGGATGTCTATTGAGATTAAGCGAAGTGGTTGAAAAAGTTTATCGTAAAAACTGGACTTTAGTTTCAAATTTCTCAATAGATTTATTTCCAAAATCTTCAGATTTTGCTTCTTTAATAGGCTGGGGTGATATGAAGAAGACAAACGATGATATAAACATGAGTCTTATTTCTATAGACACACCAGAATACAACAACCAATCAATTGAAGACTATTCGGGTAATATGTGGCGATATAATAACGGCAGAGATGAATTGTTTAGGTTCACTATTACATTTAGAGATTTTAATCAAATGGAACTATATCACAAATTCATAAATGCTTATAATCTAAGTAAAGATAACTATTTTGATAAAATTGTATTTAATGTGAGTGTTTATAATGATGCTGATAACGGCACACCTGGTAAAAAACTTCTTTTTGGTTCTCAATCTGCTTTAATAGAAGGCGTTTCACAACTACAGTTAAATTATACTACTAAAAATCAAATAGCTGAATTTTCAGTTCGCTTTAAATGTAATTCTCCTCTACATGCTGCACCTCCATCAAGTTCTGGTTTTGGTGCTGGCATAAAAATATTTTAATACAATAACTACTAGTTATAATTTAATGTAGTATAAAATACAATTTTTCTAGATCTAGTCTTAAATCTTAAATCTTAAATTTTAATCTTTAAGTTTATTTTAAGTGAGTTAATAATCTAAGATCAAAATTTTTGACTAAATCTCTTATTATTAAATTCAAAAATAAAATCTATTTTTTAATGGAATCTCTTATTATTAAATTTTAAAATAAAAATTTTTTATTTTGATCTAGTATTTTATTATAAAAGATTTAATCAAAAATTTTGATCTTCAATTATTAACTCACTTTATTTAATCTTAATTTTATAAACTAGTTATTTTATTTAAGCTTATTTTAAGTAAGTTAATAATTTAAGATCAAAAATTTATGTTTTGTACTATTAATATTGATTCAATAAATATAAACAAAAAAGAAGAGATATGTTTTTAACTGAATTATTAAAAAAACCATTCTTAAAACAACCAGAAGATTATAATATAAATGTGCATCCTAAAAAAGTACAAAAAGATTTAACTTCTGATGATGATTTTATAAATTATAGGGCTTTTTTCGATGTTGATGCATTATACCAAAATGGTATACTTAACACCGAATATGTATATAAACAAGCAGAAAAAATAGACACTTATAGGCGAATAGCAGGTTACCCAGAAGTAGCAGATGCAATAGAAGAGATTATAAATGAAATAACTTACTCGCCAGAACTTGGTGATTATGTTAATATAGAATGCGAAAACGAGTCTAAAGAAATTAACAAAGCAATTGAAAAAGCATTTGAAAAAATATTAAAATTATTAAATACCGATAAGAATTTCTATGAAATTATAAGACAATCTTATATCGATGGTCAGTTAAATGTGCATGTTACATATGAAGAAAATGGGGGCATAGAAAAATTAACTTATATTGATCCTAGATTTCTTATATTCGATTATAATGAAAAAATATATAGGTATGTAGATGACGCTACAATGATTTCATTCTCTACTGATACACAAAAAGAATGGCTTAAGTATAATATTGAAGAAGTTTGTCATACAGATTTTGGTATACGGGATAACAATACTGGTATAATATTATCACCTCTTGAAAAATCAATTAAAACTGCAAACCAACTTAAAACTCTAGAAGATCTTTTAATACCTCTAAGGTTCTCAAGATCAGTCTCAAGACGCGTATTTAACGTCGATGTATCAGACCTACCTTCTCAAAAAGCAGAACAAGCTATGAGAAAAATACAAGAACAATTTAAGTATAAAAAGTTTTATAATGCAGATACAGGCGAAGTTTCTAACCAACAACATATTACTAGTATGGTTGAAGATTATTGGTTTGCAAATAGAAATGGCCAAAAAGGTACTACAGTTGAGACAATAGATGAATCAGGCAATTTAGGTGAATTAGGTGATATTAAATATTTCTATAAAAAATTATATAGATCTTTAGGCATACCATCAAACAGAATACCAGATACAGAAGGTGATCAGGCGTTTGATTACGATTCAACTACTATAACAAGAGAAGATATTAAATTTTTCTTATACATTAATAGATTAAGAACTGCTTATATTAGATTTTTCTTTGATTTATTGAAGCGTGAGTTAGTAAGTACTAAGGTAATGAAAGAAGAAGAATTTAAGCAAATTAAAGATACAATTAAGATATTCTTTTTAGGTGAAAATATATATTTAGAAAGATTAAAATTAAATAACTTTAATAAGAGAATTGAAGTATATAGCTCAGCAAGAGATTACTCAGGTTCATTATTCCCTGTAAGCTATCTGTATACTGAGATATTTAAGTTAAATGAAGATGAAATAAAAGAATTAATGATACAAATACAAAAAGAAAAGAAAAATCCATTATTTAAACATTTATATGATGAGCAGATGGGAATGGGAGGTTATTGATGGAAAATATATATAAACCAGTTAATCATTTAGTTGTTGGTAAATCTATTTACAAAAATGAATCAAAAGATGGTATTGTATTAGATTTAACTAGTTCTAGAATTATTATATTAAATAGACTAAATAAAATTTATGAGTTTATGGTTTTTGATAAGAATGGTTATAACCCAGAAAAAGAATTGAAACCACTGTTTTATATGCAATTAAATGACAAGTCTTTAAAAAATATTAAGAAATATATAAATTTATTTTAATGCAATTTATACAGTTATCACAAAAAGATCTTGTTTGGCTAAGACAAGATCTTTTAATAAAACAAGATTCTAAATGTGCTATATGCGGTTGTGATGTTACAGATAAATCACACATAGACCACAAACATAAGACTTCTAAAGAGACTAACGGTGTTAACGGTGCAGGTTTAGTACGCGGATTATTATGTCCTAATTGTAATTTACTATTAGGTAAAATTGAAAATAATGCTAAGAGATTTCAGAGGTCTGATAACTTACCAGAGTTACTACGCAGAATATCATATTATATTGTTACGTATACAGATTATATACATCCTTCTGAGAAACCGAAAGAACCAAAAGTATCTAAAAGACAGTTTAATAAACTTTTAAAGTTAGAACCAAAAGCTAAATATTCTACTAAATTAAACCAAAAACTTAAAAAATTATTTGATAAGCACAATATAAATCCTTATATTGAGTCTTAGATCTTAAATTTCAAACTCAGGATAATTAGATAAATCAAACATTTTTTGTGCGTAAGACAAACCTAAATGATCTATAGTTATTCTTATTTTAGTAAGTGTGTCTGGTGCTTGTTTTATTTTATTGAATACTCTTTTAAGTATAATTTGTTGCATGGGAGGCCTTGCTTCTGTTACTAAAGATTCCATTCTTTCTACACTTATTAAATTCATATAACAACCTCCGGAAATTTATTTTTAACATCAAATCTTTTATATAATAAATTTAAAAATAAATTTTTATCATTATTGTTATTAATAAAATAAGATCTTTTATTTTTAGTTAAATTTGCGTATTCGTTATATTCTATTCGTTCTATTTTATTATTTTGTATTTTAAAATAAAAACCAAATATAAAAACCTCAAAATCATCTTTTAAATCATTGCTAATATAAGCTGTTACATAAAAATTAAGAGTTTTCGCAAATTCTATTATAGCTTGCAAATTTTCAACTGTGCTATTCATTTGTTCTCCTTTATAATACAAATTCTGGAAACATTGATTTTATTTTAAATCTATAATCTAATATGTCTATTATACCTTGGTCATTGTAGTCACAAAAATACATGCTTAATTTTAAATTAGTAGCAAATTTGTTAAAATAATTATAATTAACTTCTTTTATATCAGTTCGCGTTACTAAATAATATTCATCATCAAATTGTATCATAAAATCTTTAAAATAACTTGGGTATTGAGAATACGCATATATGCCTTCGTTAAAAAATTTACAAAGTATTTTATGTAATATTTCATTCATATTAACATCTCCGGATACTCAGATAAATCATATCTATTGTGTAAAGAACCGACAAATAAATTCCAGTTATCATCGCCTTTATACATATTAATTTGTATATCAAATTTAGGCAATAACTTATTATGTTCTGCGTAATCTATTTTTTGTATTTTATCTGTTAGATAATACCCGGAATTATTAAATAATAACATTATTTCCGTACTATTTTTTGTGTTACCTAAAAATAATTTTATAGGTTTTTCTGGATTTTGTTTGTTTAGTTCTTTTATAAAATCATTTAAGCTAACTTTAATCATATTAACATCTCCGGATAATTACATAAATTGAAATTAGTATTCATGAAATCAATAAACGTTTTCCAGTTATTATCACCTCTATTCACTGGTCTTCTCAAACCATAACTAGCTGATATTTCTTTGAATTCTTTATGATTAATTTTGTGGATTTTATCAGTTAAGTGGCAGCATATATTATCAAAAATTATTATCATTGATTTATAATTAGTAGAGCAAAACCCTCTTAAAAGCATTTTTATAGGCTGTTTAGTATTACGATTATTTAGTTCTTTTAAAAAAGTTTCTAAATTAATTTCTAACATACTATACCTTTATAATATATAATCTATAAAATCTTGTTCTAAACCATGAGCTTTAGCATATTTAAAAATTATGTGTTTAAGTACTTCGTCGTCTATAGGCTCAGTCCTGCTTGGTATTTCGTGTACTTGCCTAATTCGTTTGTCAGTAATTGTATATTTTTCAGAAAATCCTTCAGAGAAAAACATAACAAATAAACCATTATAATAATAACCTATTTGCCAAAAGTGGTTGTATTCTATTTGTTCGATGATTTTTTCGAATACTTCGCGTTTATCGTCTAAAGTCTTTATTTCTTTTAAAGTAGTCATTTGCTCTCCTTCTTTTATTGTGATTATACGTTTGTTTTACTTATAATAAACTTAAATTTCTAAATATTTTGTGTTTTATATTGTTATAGATTTTATATTAACTTGAAATCCTTCAGGTTCATATGAAGTTTTTATGCGATGATTTAACTGAGATTTAAAAATACCTATGTTATCTGCTAAATCATATAATTTAAAAACCTGTTTTGATTTATGAAGTCTTAGACCTCTGCCTATTGATTGAGTTACAGTTACATATGATTTTAACGGGCTTGCAAATACCATATTGTGCAGATTCTTAATATTAGCACCTGTAGACATAGTTGAATAATTTGCTATTATAACAGCATCAGTTTGAGTATCAAGTATATTTCGTATTGTTTCTCGGTTTTTGCCTTCAATTGAGCCATTAATGAAATATATTTTATGCTGTGTTTGCATTACTAAAGCATTTTTACCAGTTATATCTTTTTGTTGTATTTGTACACCTCTAGATCTAAATATTTCATACATTAAGTAATAGCCGTGTACAGTATGTTGGAACAGTACTAAAGTATTGCCTTTTAAACTATTTGTAAGGTTTATTATAAGTTTATTTCTTGGGTCATATTCTTTTAGAAATTTTAACTGGGAGTGATAATCACCTTTTAAACTAACATTATAATTAATATTAATAACACTTATAGATACTGGTGTAGCTAAACCTCTATCTATTAAACCTTGTGTTGTTATATAAGTTTTTGGTTTACCAAAACAGCATAGTATTTTCATACGGTCTGCAGGATCTTCTGGTAACGTGCCAGATAAGCCTATTTTATATTTAGCATTTATGCATTTTGATACTATATCAAATACTTCAGAAGCCTTTGCCATATGCGCTTCATCTACAATTATAAAATCTAACTGGCTTAAAGATTCCTTAAACCTCATAACTGATTGATAAGTAGATATAGTTAAAGGTTTATCAAAATTCTTTTCTTTAAATTCACCACCTATCAAATGTGTTTTAAAATAACAATCTAATTTATAGTCATTTAGATCTGAGTAGAATTGATTTACTAATAATATATTTGGTACTAATATTAATCCTTTTAAACCTTTAGATATTAGAAAATCAACTATTAAACCTATTATAAAACTTTTGCCAGAGCCTGTAGCTGCCCTTATAAAATGTTTTTTATTTTGTATTGCTCCTACAACAGCATTTTGCTGGTAATCATACGGGTCAAAATTCTTTACTTTATCGATATGTTTTATAACGTCATATTCGCTGTATTCTGGTTGTTCTTCTGGTACCAGACAAAGATCTCTAACAAAACTAGAAAGTCCTATAGGCAGCATTATTTGGTTGTTATTGTTCGGATTAACTCTGTAGAATCTTTCATATTCATCTTTAATACCAGCTTGTATTAGAGGATCATATTTAGCATTTTTAATAGGTACTGAAAATCTATCTTTAATAGTCTGTTTAATTTTAAGATCATTTGTTTCTAATAATATAAAAGATTCATTTAATTTTTTTGCTGTGCTTATATTAGTCATTTAAATCCTTTTCTTTTATCTTATATTTTGAATAATCATTTGTAGATTTAGATTCTATTTTATTAGGTTTTTCATTAAATTGATAACCTAATAAGTATTCGAAAGAAGCCTTATGATTTATATTAATTAGATTCATAAACAAATCTATCTGTGCTGAATACTGTCCTAAATTACTTAAATTTGTCTCACCATACTTATTAACACTAAATAAGTATGAATTATTAGTTGTTATTTTACCAGCAAGCATCTCACGTCTTACATCTTCATATTTAACTGGTAATTTTTTATAAAACGGTTTAACATAATAAAATATAGTATTTGCAGTTCTTACTCTTTTTAGCATTTGTAATGAACCTATGACATCAGTTGACATCGAGCTGTCGTAATGGAAATAATAATCAGTTTGATTTAATATGTTTATACCTACTGATAGGGCTGGGCTAAATACTAAAACATCCCAACTCGGTTTAATATTTTTAAGCTCATTTACTATATTTTCTTTTGAAATTTCATCTTCAGTTGCAGTGTAATTTCTTACTATATAACCATTATCTCTTAATATATCAGTTATTATTTGTATAAATCTTAAACTTGTAGAGCTTATAGTCATAGACAAATTATTGTTTTTTGATTCTTTTGCTTTTTCTAAAATTAAATCAATAAAGGTATCTTCTTGCTCCACAGAATTTAATTTAATATTATCTTTATAATTATTAACTACAGTTACGATGTCTTTTTTATTAAGTATGTTGTTCTCGTATCCTGTAATAAAAGCATCAGATATAAAAATTCTTTTATCAAGACATCTTAAAAAGTTTTCCATATTTTTAGGATTCTGTGTAATATTAGTTTTAGCATGTATTATTAGAGATATAAACTCATCCATCACAACAGACTCAAACTCATCTATATCATACTTCCATAAACTATCATATTGCACGATTATAGAATCACCTTTTTTATATTTGTCTCGGTTATAAATTTTCATATTATATTTAGTAGCGGATTCTTCTGCAATTGATACTCTATTTGTTACTATAAGAATTCTGCGTCTTTGTAATCTGTCTAATACTTCATTTATAATATTAGTCTTACCGGTACCCATTGCACTCTTTAATATTAAAGCACAATTTTTAGAACTAAAAAACTTGCTTGCCCCTCTCAATTTACCATTAGGTATAACATTTTCATTAAATTTACCTTGTAATTGCTCGCCAAATATCTCTTGTATATTAATTCTAGATTTTTGTGATTTTTTTATTACTAGATTATATATACTAAAAGACTTTAAAGTATTTTTACTATGGTAAATATTATAAGGGTTATTAGGATACCAAAAATATATTTCATTATTTAGTTCTAATACATGTCTCTTATTATTGCTTTTTATAATTTTAAAATTATATTTTTTTAAGAAATCAATACATAGTTCCTGATCATTATTACCTTCTAATTCTAACTCAGGCCCTTCATATTTCTTAATAAAATCTTTAAGACTTCTTAAATCTTTCTTATATACCTTACCGTAAGATTCTAACAATATTTTATGTTTTTGTATCGGGTTTGTGAACGAGTTTGGCGAATGTATATTAGTTAAGACTGTACAATAATAGCCTAAAGCTTCTTGTAAAGATACAGCTATTATTTTTAGTTCGTCCTGATTACAAGATTCTACTTCAAGGAATCCTTTTATGTTGAAGTTAGTAAAACCATCATGAGATCTTGCTTCGCCTAGTACACAATTATAATCTTTAAAGAAATCTAAAGTATTAATTAAGTTTTGTTTTGAATTTATTTCAAGATTTAATACTAAATAATTATACTCTGTTGATTTAAATTTAATTAATTCTTTTGTATCTCTTGTTCTTCGTATAGGATATGTTAAGCCAAGTGGTAAATTAAGGCAATAATGTGATACTATTACATCAAATAATTCTCTTAAACTGTACATTTCTTTTGTATCGAATACAAACGTATCATCATTATAAAGAGATTTAGGAAATTTATTTTCTATTGCATCAAATAGTGTTATTTTAAACATATCTCTCCTTTTCTTAATTATAGTATTTTATATCTTAAAAATCAATAACGTTTTTTCTTCTTTGTTGAAATTGATGTTGAATCCTTCTAATAATTCCTCTAAAAAGTTAATGTCAGAATCTGTTAACTTATAGAATTCAATACTTATAATTGTCTTAGTTTCTACATAATCTTTTATTTTAATACCATGTTCTCGTATTATTTTCTTTAGATTATGTATATTAGTTTCATCTAATCTTTTTTTAAATAATAAAGGATTATCGACTGTTGCTATATCAGCAGAATCTGTCTCACTAAGAGAAGACTCTGCAAAAAAATCACTAAATTTCATTTTGCGACTTATAGAACTTTAAATTTATGAACCATCTGGGTATCGAGTGGGTTCATAGTTATTTTATAACGATTAAAAACATTAACTATTTCTTTGCCGCCTTCTAGGTCAGTTCCTTTTGCAGCAAAATACTGGTATGGTGAAAATATAACAGAACTTGAACCAGGATCGTCAGGCTGAGTTAAACCAACATATACCCAGTCTTTCGTCACATCTGGATTTAAGAAAAATTTAATTTTCTTATATGTTCCTAAATTTAAATCTTCATCATCAAAATTAGAAGTATAAGACATTGCCAGAATTGAACCAGCAAGTTTATAAGGCAAAATACAAAATGAAGTATAAGTTTTATAAGAATCTTTATTAATTGTAGCAGCTATATCACCTATTTTCTCAATCAAATAAAACAATCTAGTTTCTGCATTTGGCTTAGCTGTAGCATCATATTGTATATTAGAACTTACTACTGCATTAGTATCTAGAAAATCAATAAAAGACTGATTCTCTTCTTTATCAGATGCTTTTCTTAAGAAGTTTGTAAGTATATCATAACTGCCAGAAACAGCTGTTAAGTCATCCAAAGCCTCTTGTGTAATTTCTGTCTTTACTTTGTGAGTCTCTGCCTCAACTTTAGTCTTAGAAACAACTAACTTATTAGTAAATTTAGAAGATAATATTGCACCTACAGGTGAAGTTAGAGGTTGTATCTCACATATTTTATATGCAAGAGAATTCTTCATTTTATCTTCGATTATTTTAGAGATTAACTTTTCGTAATTCTCTTGATCAATTGCTTCTGTTAATCTTTTCTCTTTTAAAGAATTTTCTACTAGTATTTTCATTATAATTCTCTTTTATTGTTATTTATTTTAAGTCCTTATCACATAGACTTCTAAACTCACAATAATCACATAAAATATGATGGTTCTTGTAATAATAATTACAATCTTCCATTTCCTGTATTGCTTTTTTAAGACTTTCTGTATACAAAGGTATATCTTGTTTTGTAATATACATAGAATTTTCTTTATTATGTTCTACATATACATATCTTATCTTAACTTTTTCTAAATTATATTTTTTTATTATATATAAAGAATAATAAATTAATTGCAAGTAAGATTGGTACTGTGGTTCTTTGTATTTACCAGTTTTAAAATCTATTATTTCGATTATATCAGACTTATTAACCCTATCTATATAACCAACAAACAGGTGATCACTAGCATCTTTATTAGCAGGTTCAAAATTAGAATCTAATTTTATTTGATATTCTTTTACTGAGTCTTTTGAGAGTATATCTTGCCCTAGTTTAGAATTAGCAAAGGATAGGAGAATATCTTTGTATTCTCCTTCATAATCACCTGTTTCTAAACAAGTATGTATATTAGAACCTTTTACTAAAGCTAAATTGTCCTTATCACTTTTAATTTTTTGTACATAACAGTATTCAAATTTTCTTGGGCAAGTTTGAAAGCAATGTATTTTGCTATAACTATAAGGTGCAAATTTCATATATTATAAGGTTCCCTTGCATGTAAATTTTCAACCTCCCCGTTAGTTTCCCAATCTCTTTGTTGTTTTATACATTCTGGGTCACCTGCCTTTGCACCTCTGCGTCTTGCTATTTCTTTCTTATAACTTTCAGCTAACTGATCTCCCATAAAATACTCCCACAAATCCAACTCTTCATCAGACATTTGATAGAATATAGCATCATATTCTTCAGGCGGGAAATTACCTAATCTATTGTGCTCTTCGCCTGCTAAATCATAATGCCATTTGTTGTATATAGAGTACGGTGTAAATTCATCTTCGGAATAATTTTCATACCTATCATCATCCCACATATCTTGTGCTTTAACATCTCTTAAATGTCTTGCAGTTTTAGGATCCATCATACTTAACCAACCTCTATTATAGACTTCCCAAACTCTGCCATATTCTTCTTGTCTTGCATTAAGTTTTGTATAAGGTTCCCATCTATCATCTTCCCACCAAGCAAAACCATTACATTTCTTTTTAAGAGCTTCTTCTTCATCTTGATCGATTTTATAGATTCTATCATAAAAATCTTTATCGTCTACAAGTTCTCTATATGGTTTACAGTTTTTAGCAACCCATTCAGGCAGCTCTTCATCTGTTATATGCTTAATATCACCAAAGAAATTCTGAACTATTATTTTACCTGCAATATCTCTTACTGGATTATAAAGCATTTCGGGATTGTCGTGGTATTCCATAAAGATATCATATGGTTCATCCCAGTTCTCTATCTCAAACTTATATTGATAGTTATAAGGATTCCATTGTGGTTGTTTGATTTCTGTATGCGCTTCTTCAAATGCCTTAATCCATTGCTCTTTAGTATAATTTTCTTTAATATATTCTAAAGGTACTTGATATCCTTTAAACCTAGTCCAGTGATTTGATCTATCTCTTACATCTACTACTCTAGGTGGTAAAGAATCTAAGAAATTCTGGCGTCTTTCATCTTTTTCATATTTAGATTTATATTTAATAATTTTATGCTCAATAACTTCTATTAAAGAATTCTTATAAAGTGCACAAATCTCTCTTGCTTTATCTGGTAATGTTGAATTTGCTATAAATTTATCATCAATATCTTTTGGTATATCAAAGAAATTAATTTTGCCTGATTTATGAAGCTCAATTACTTTTCTTATATCTTTCTTAAGATCGTCTGTTATACCTTCTTCTTCATATTTTTCAATATCGAAACTATATTTACAACAAGCATATGCATAAGCATATACCTTTTTATCATGATTAAGTCTAAGAATTTCTTTTTCATCTGCATTTAAAATTCTATTACCATTTGAATCGAATTCTATTTTTTTACCAAGTTGTGTATCCCAAACAGCTTCTGGATCTAAACTATCATAATAACCAAATTGTTTAATTTCTTCTTCTGTTTGTTCTCTAAAATCAACTACTTCATCAATATGCACACGAACTTCTTTATCTTTAGCCATTTTATACATAAAATCTTTAGCTGCTTCTATATCTGCTTTATTTCGTTTTGCCATGCGTTTCATCTCTGCAAAAGCAGTACTTATTTTTTTAGTATCGACTCGCTTCTCTTTATATTCGTATGTAAGCATCTTTTTTTGTTCGCGAAGCTCTTTTATTTGTTTTTCTATTACTAGAAGTTTTATAAAATATTCTTTTTCATACGCTTCAGCTTCTGGTGTCGAAACCCAACCTATTTTTTTAAGTTCTTCATCTGTTGCAGCTGTTGCAGCTTCATAACCGTTAAGAATATTATATCCTTTATTTTGGGCATACACAAATTCATCCCAGCCCTTCACAATAACGTTTTTTTGGCCTTTACCGTTTATTCCTTTTTCAATCATTATAACTCCTCCAAATCAAAAACGATTCGTCTATATGCATTATTTAGTGTATTTAAATCTACATATTTAATATATAAAAACTCTGAACTTGATTCAACATTTGGTGTATCTACAGAGACAGAATGATTAAAATTAAATATAAGTTTAAGATTTCTTGAATCCTTTTTAAATGATGAAATACAGTTTTTATTAACATAATATAGCGAACCATTATCAATTTTTATAAAATTTTCATTTATATACTCATTATTATCTAATGTTTCCTCTGTTATATCACTTGTGTAAACATAGTCAGATATCAGTTTTTTAGGTGGCACCTTAAGAGAAACTGCATAATTAAAGTTTAATACAACTTTATCCTCTAAAAAAACAATGTTTGCTACATTTTTAAGATTAACATGTCTATCATTTATCTTTATAAAACTCATTTATACTCCTTTTATTTTAATATTATATCATTAATTACGTTTATCATTTTAGTGTTTATTTTAGCAGCATACCATTTATATTCACCACCAAAATATCTCATTAAAGCAGATTCGCCTTGTGATTCTGCAGATTTAAGCTTTTCTCTTGAATACATTACTTTATAAACATATGCAGTTGCAAATATATTTGTTCTGGGATCAAATAAATCATCTTTTGTCTCAGCAATGCCTTCAGCTACCAAATCTTCACCCCACCATTCCCAAACTATACCGCCTAAACCTATTGCATTTGTTTTAATTTTTTTATTATCAATAGTAAGTGTTATATCAGCGTGTTTAAGATATGATCTAAATGTTGATTCACTGTACAAAATAGAATATATAACTAAAGGATTTATTTCATATCGTTTAGAAGCTTCTATAATTGCGCTATATATAACAGATTTTTCTCGTGTTGATAAATGTTTAAATGTATCAAGATCGAGTACTATAGACTGCTTAGTAAGTTTTAAAATTATCTCATCGGGATCAGTTTTTGCAAGTAGTTGCTTAGTTGTATTAAGTTCATAATTAAGTGCTTTTATTGTATCATTAAGAGCTGTAATTTTACCTTTGTAATCTTTAGCTTGTTCATTTGAGTAATTTATAATAATTCCAACTATAACACCTAATATTAAGATACCAAGACTTTTAAGCGTAGTTTTTAATACTATATTAATTCGTGGTTTACGTGTCATTTTTGATCCTTTACTTTTGGTTGTTCTATGCGTATAAAATTACCATCTATTACATTGAAGTTGTGTTTAATATGATTTATTGTAAATGCAAATGTTAATACACAGCCTACTAAAAATACAAATATCGTGTAAACAAGAAACGATTTAAAAATAGCTCGTATAATATTCATTTTTACTCCTTCTTATAAGTTATTAAAACAATAAAAAAATCCTGCTATAAAGCAAACAGTTCCTGTTAGGCAAATACCTAAAGTAATACCTAGAGCTGTATAAAGCTCTTTATCTGTAAATTGAAGTAAATCCTTCATTTTCTATCCTTTTCTTTTTGATTTCATATATTATATAAGATGTTTGCTTAAAATAATATAAATTTAACTTATTTAGATTACAAAATTACAAATCTAGTTCTATTATTTCATTAAAATGGTGTGATTCTTGTAAATTTATATCTGAAGTGTCAGATTGGTGAATGCCATAACTAAGTATAGTATCGAATATAATTTTTTTCAGTGTTTTGTCTGCTTTTAAAATAATTTTAAATCTTGATTTATTATATATAATACAATAATTTTTAAAACTAGTTTGTTTTTGAAATAAGAAGTTTTTCATCATTTTGTCAATACCGGTTTGTACTTTAGGGTTCATTGTTTCTAGAGTTTCTTTAGTTCTAGATTTCATTTTCTCTATTAATGAGTGGTCTTCTGTATCGTTAATGTGTATTTTGTAATCTGGATATTTTAAATCCCAATCACCTGGTGCTTCTAACAATAATTCTGTAAAAGTCATATGTCTAATTCCTTAAAATTATGTATGAACTGGACGTCTTGGTCGAACAATTTAATCGTTTTTATATTTTTATTTATAAATCTATTTCGTTGTTCGGATATTAACCCTAAAG